GTGGTTATATTAATGAATTAAATAAATGGAATGCGGTATTACAATTACTTGCAAGAAGATTCCCTATTCATGATAAGATTAAACAATTTGTAGATATGAGTGCGGAAGATATATATGATATGTTTGAGGCTCAGTTAAATCATATATTTGTTAATGTAGAAGGAGATGTACAAAGTTATTCCATAACTGATGGTATTGATGAATTAATTGATGAATTAAATGAAGGTTTAGCGGTAGGATTACCTTTTTATAATTTACCACTTATAAATAAAGAAACAGGTGGTATGTCAGTTGGTAATATTACATTGGTTGGTGGTTTGTCAAATGTAGGCAAAAGTACATTTGCAAGATCAGTTACTATACCAAGTATTATTAAAGAGAAAGAAAAAATTGTTATTATACTAAATGAAGATGGAAAAAAGAAATGGCAACGTGAAATGCTGGTGTATATTGCTAATAATATATTAAAAAAAGATTTACAAAAATATATAGTTAGAGATGGGAAATATAGTGATGAAGTAATACAAATATTAAAAGATAGTGCAAAATGGTTAAAAGAGCAAATTGATAATCACACTATTATATTAATTCCATTTCAAAAATATGAAACATCAAAAGCTATTAAAATAATAAAAAAATATTCCAGTATGGGAATTTCATATTTTTTACTTGATACATTCAAAATGGATTCTGGCAAAGTAACCAATAATTCATGGTTAGAAATGCAACAATCTATGGTAGATATTTACGATGCAGTTAAACCAGAATCTAAAAACTTACATATTATGATTACATTTCAATTATCAAAAGGTAGTGCAAAACAAAGATATTTTACTCAAGATAACGTGGGTATTGCAAAAAATATTATCGATCCAGTAAGCACTTGTATTATGATTAGAGATGTTTTAGAAGATGAATATGATGGTGGCAAAAATGCTCTTAAAGTTTTTAGACTCGAAGGTAAGAATGGTAAAACAAAATTACCCGTTAAATTAGATAGTGATAAGAGATATCAGATTGTATTTATTATAAAAAATAGAGAAGGTAGTGCCAATGCTTATCAAATAGTTATAGAACATGATATGTCACGCAATATAATGAAAGAAGTTGGTATTACTCATGTTGCAGTAGATTGGTAATAAAAGTAGGTGATATTTAAGTTGTGACAGCGATAGAAATCATCCAATACATAATTGATAAAAATTTAATAAGTACAATTCTTGATGATTTAGGTTGCCATGATCTTAAAGAATATTCTACTGAATATCGATCTGGTATGCCTGGACATAAAAATAAAACAAGTATAGCAATTAAAAAAGATACTTTGAAAGTAAAAATATTTCAATCAGATAGCGGAATTATCAGAGGTAATTTAATTACACTTGTAATGACAATTAAAAACATTTCATTTGTTGAAGCAAATAAATATCTTCATAAATTATTAGGAATAAAATATCAATATAAAAAATCAAAAAACAAAAAAGACAATCACGAAGAAGATAAAATTGACCCATTAGAAATATTCAAAAAAATTAAACGCAAAAGAAATTCTGTAAATATTACTGATATTGAAATCTATGATAGTACCATTATAGAAGAATATGAACCTGTACTTTTTATAGATTGGGTTAAAGAAGATGGAATAATGGAATTTACCCGTAAGAGATTCAACATTGGTTACAGTTATAAAAAAAATAGAATTGTAATTCCTATTAGGTATTGGGCAGGAGAAGAAGATGGCTATATGGGGATTATTGGACGGACTACGATTAAATCATGGGAACTATTTGATATTCCTAAGTATTATCCTCTTAAACCTTATTCTAAAAGTGTTAACCTATATGGTCTGCAAGAGAATTATAAAAGCATACAAGAAGCAGGATATTGTGTGGTTTTAGAAACTGAAAAAGGAGTATTAAAAAGGCATAGTAGATTAGATGAAACTTGTGTTGCAATTGGTTCTCATAATCTTAGTGATGAACAAGTTAAAATTCTTATAGGGATTAATTGTAATATTATAATTGCTTATGACAAGGATATACCACTAAAACATATACGTTCTGAATGTGAAAAATTTTATGGGATCCGTAATATATTTTATATATATGACCAACACAATCTGTTAAAAGAAAAAGAGAGTCCATCTGATTTACCTAATAAATTTTATAATCATTTACTGAAATATAAAATAATATATGATGAAAAAGAACATAAAGAATATTTAAAGGAGATAGAATGTGAGCGAAAGAAAAACAAATGAAGAACTTGAACAAATAAAAAAAGAATTAGGTATCACCAAATTGTGGTCTTGGAGTAGAATAGATAAATATATAGAAGACCCTTATGGGTATATGCTTCATTATATTTTACATATAGATGAAGATAGGAATGATAGTATTTATAGTGTATCAGGTTCAATTTGTCATGAATGTATGGAAGAATATTATAAAGGTAATTTAAATCATCAAAAAATGTTTGAATTATATGAAGAAAAATTATTTGAATTTAATACAATGGGATTACTTTATGATAGGTCTGATATGGATAAGAATGAAAAAATTGCAAATAAATATGAAACTTGTATGCGACATTTCTTTTTAAATCATAAAAATATAACCGATAAGCCCATTATTGAACCATTTGTTTTAATTAAAATTGGAGATCATTATTTTCAAGCGTACATAGATTTTATCAATATAGAGATACGAAATGGTAGAAAAAAAATAGTAATTACCGATTGGAAAACAAGTAGTATATATAAAGGTGAAAAATTAACTGAAAAGTCAGGACAATTACTTCTTTATGGAGAAGGTATTCATCAAAAATCAAATCTTCCATATGAAGATATTGTTCTTAGATTTAATTTTATGAAGTATGTAAATATTACTTATTCACAAAAAAAAGGTGATAAAAAGACTAGGCAAATAGAGAGAAATGCCATTGGTGAAAAATTACAATCTAATACAAAAACGTGGTTAAAACATTTTAAATATTCGGAAGATGAAATAGAAAATTACTTACAGCAAATGATTGATATTAATAGTATTGAGTGTTTACCACAAGAAGTACAAGATACATTTGAGATGGATGATTGTTATATTGAGGTAGAAATTAGTGAAGAAATTATTAATAAACATAAAAATAATATTATAAAGGTTATAGAAGAAATAATAGAAAAAGAGAAAGAATTTAAAGAAACAAAAAATAAAGATTTGTTTTGGAAAGATGTTACTAGAGAGAGTAGTTATTTTTTTGCAAATTTAAGTGGGTATAGTAGTTTACACCATATGCCATATAAAAAATATTTAGATGAAGCAGATTTCCAGAATGGGATAAAAACGATTGAAGATAAAGAAATGATAGATATATTAGATTTTTTAGATGACATTTTATAGGAGGATATATGCGTTACAATAATTATCATAAACATTGTCATTATTCAAATATAAGAACCTTAGATTGTGTTGTAAAACCACAAGACTACATTGACAGATCATTAGAATTAAACCATACAACCATGTTTACAACTCAACATGGTTGGACAGGAAACTTTCTAGAAATGTTTGATTTATGCAAAAAAAATAACTTTAAAATGATTTATGGTGCAGAATTATATATAGTTAAAGATAGGTTTGAAAAAGATAATAGTAATAACCATATAATAGTTATTGGCAAAAACCAAGATGCTTTCTATCAATTAAATGAAATAATGTCTGAAGCAAATAAAACAGGCTTTTATTATAAACCAAGGATTGATTTAGGATTATTATTATCCCTTAATCCAAATAATTTTATTATTACTTCCGCTTGCGTTGCTGGAATATTTAAAACAGAAGAAAGTACAAATATATTTTTAGAACCAATTTTAAAACATTTCGGGAAGAATTTCTATATTGAGGTACAGGCACACGTACATGAATATCAAATAAAATATAATCAAAAAATATTAGAATTAAGTAAACAATATAATATAGAAATTATTCACGCAAATGACTCACATTATATTTATCCTGAAGATAGTTATAAAAGAGATATGTTTCTCAAGGGCAAAGGATTAAAATATGATGATGAAGATGGATTTATATTAGATTATCCTGATTATGAAACTATCCTAAATAGATATAAACAACAAGGTATTTTATCTGAATATCAAGTAATAGAAGCAATTAAAAACACTCTAATTTTTGATGAATGTGAAGAATTATATTTTGATAAAGAAATAAAAATGCCAACCATATATCCTAATGAAGATTCCAATAAAAAATTAAAATCTATAATAGTTCAAAAGTGGAAAGAAGAAGGTAAAAATATAGACCCAAGCAGATATAAAGAATATATGGAAGGTATAGCATTTGAATATAATATTATAAAAAATACCAATATGGCAGATTACTTTCTTCTTAATGAAAGAATTATAGATAAAGCAGTAAATGAATATAATGGTGTTCTCACAAGAACAGGTAGAGGTAGTGCGGTAAGTTTCTATAT